TCCGATTTCGTAAAGAACAAATACTTGTTTCGCTCTTCCAATCTTTCGCTGGATGCAGCGCCTTTTTCGGCGAGTCGATCGTTTCTTCGGTACAGGCATTACTTTACACGTTTAATATTTGTTGATCCACCAGCTCGTGTCAAGGTAAGGAGCGTACGGCGGAATGTCGTTCGGGTCCCGCTTCGGCTTCGTGTTGGCGAGCACACGGACTTCCTGCGGCGTCAATGCATAGTTGTAGTATATGAAACTTCCGATAAGTCCCTTCCAACCCCCGTTGTCAGCGACATATACGGCCCCCGTATTTTGCAGAGGAAGAGCGGCCAGCGTCAGGTGCTGGTACAGAGTTCCATTGACAAATACCTCCATGGACTTTTGATTTATAGAAATCGCAAGGTGGATCATCTTGCCAGCAGGCAAGTTACGCACTACGACTTTGCCGGGGCTATCGTTCTTGTAGGTATCCTGCACAATGTGAATCTCGTTGCGCTCGCCGCGCATCGTCACGGATGGAGACTGCAGCGAGAGGTCTGACATTCCCTTCACAAATATCACGGGCTTCTTACCACTATCATAATCATTCACGAGAATCCACGCGGCATACGCAAACTCTATACCTTCGTTCTCGTTCTGCGAGCGCGGAAGGGTATTGTCGAGCTTCAGGTAATCACGCCCCCCATGCAGTGTGTCGATAAGAAGAACGCTCATGTTTACTGGCGAAATACCCGATGGAATCTCGTAACTCGAGCTCATGTACAGTTGGTACAATATGAGGACGATAATGCCCACAATTACGAGCACCATTAGGGATAAAAGTATCGTCCGCAAGTCCATTGTTTAGAGCGTGTATTGTTTTATTTCCTTGCCAGTCGTGGTGTCGTTTATGGAAAATTTGACGCTGTATCCGAAGAGGGGCTTGGAGGGAAGCTCGTTATACTTTTTGCCGTTTGTACCCTTCAAGCAGAACGCCTTGGCCTCATTGGGCTTCAAAGCCCGCGATTGGTGGTAGAGGTCGATGATGTTTCCAGAGAAGCCGCCGTTCGGCATCAGGCGTAGGTCGCCCGTGGGAGTCTTTGGCACGCCGGGCAGGAGGCACGAGCGGACGAGCATGCCGTTCAGGTAAATATCGACGTTGCGTCCCTCGACCGAGAGGTTCACGCAGAACCAGGACTGTAGGGGTACGTTATCCACCTTGCATACGAAGGAGTCGTCCGTCGAACCTCCCTCGCTGCCGACCGGTGCCGGGCTGCTAGACTCTGCCGCCCCGCTCGAGCCAGAGTACACGTTGATCTTCACACACAAGCTGTTCTCCGTTGGGTGCAGGTAGACGTACGGGTTGATGCCGCCCGGAGCTCCGCGCGAAAGCACTGGCTTTTCCTGGCCGAACTTGTAGTCCCAGTCCTTAATGTACATCCACCATTGCAGTCCGTAATTTCCGCCGTTCGCGCCTCCCGACAGAGGAAGGGCGGCCCCGCCCACCGTTCCACCCGACCCAGAGTCCACCGGCGTAGGAGCAAGATTGCCCGACGACGTGGAGCTCCCCTGGATTCCGGTGACTAAAAAGAAGATTCCAAAAATTACGAGGCAGGAAATCACTGAATAAATGAGCCAAGACATGCCCCGCGAGGTGATCGGCCCTTCCGTTCTGAAAAAGTATTTGTAACCGAGCCCAAGCACGACAATTCCCGCCACGACAGACGAGATGATGAGTCCGGTTTTTGTAGACACACTTAGAGGTACCGCAGGTGCCGGAGCCGGAGCCGGTGCTGGCGGGCATTGCGATGGAGCTTGCGTACTCATTATGTATGAAGCAGGTAAAAACGGAAGCGAAAAAGGCATTGCTAACTACAAGCAGTTGATGAACATATTCTGTAATAATTGCGGCCAACGCGGTCATCCTTTTCGAGAATGTCGAGATCCAGTCTTGTCGTGCGGCATAATCCTCCTCCGGAACCGAAAAAATCCCGAGCGCATGTGCCTCCCTGTCGAGGATATCAATGACATTGAAGTCCTGATGGTGCGTCGAAAAGACAGCATGTCCTTCACTGAGTTTGTCCGAGGAAAGTACGATCCGTCGAGGACCGACTATGTCCGCAATCTCATCGAAAACATGACAAAGGCCGAGATCGTGCGACTTCAGAATGAACCCTTCGATCAGATATGGTCGAAAATGTGGACAGATCGAAGAGATCACGAGCTGATTATAGCGCGCGATCGTTTCGAGATGGTCAAACACCTACTTTCGACCACGACGTCCGTGTACGACGAGGCCGAGTGGGGGTTCCCAAAGGGCCGCAGGATGCGGTGCGAGACCGACACAACATGCGCGGAGAGAGAATTTTGGGAGGAGACAAACATTCACCGGAAATCCTACATCATTGCTAGCGGCGTGCAGCTCGAAGAGACGTTTACCGGTACCAACAACGTGCCATACCAGCACCGGTACTTTGTAGGCCTTCTCGCCGAACCTTTCGATATTCACCAGAAATTCACCGACATGCAGCGCCGGGAGATTTCTGCAATAGGCTGGAAGACTCTGTCTGAGTGCATGGACCTCACGCGACCACACTACATCCAGCGACGCGACATTCTGGAGCAACTTGTGCGTATTGTACAACTCTTTGAAGTTCATCTTCCCAATGAATAAGGATGGCTGACATTTTCAGAAGGGCGTACGCAAGTGTGACAGAAGGAGCGGCCAGCAGCAGTTCGCTCCTAGGAAAGATTGGCATGATTGCAGTGTCTGGGGCAGGGACATACGTACTTTTTTTGGGCCTAGGTGTTCTGTACGCCGTGGCCTTTTCGTCTGCCGAGTGTGGCAAACAGGACTGGAATGTATCCCTCAAGGAATCCGCGTGGTGGGGGCTCTATCCCCTCATCGCGTGGGTTCTTATAAGCATTCCTTACATCCGCATTCAGTTCGACAAGTTTTTCATGATATTTGGGATAGGGAGGGAGGCAGCGGTATGGGTATCGTTCGGCTATGCGTTGATGCTCGGGGCGCTTGCGGGCATCATCGGTCTCCGGTCGGGATCTATAGCAGCAACCTGCGTACCGAGCGTGGACGAAGTAGAAGCTTTCCGAAAGAAGATGCTAGAACAACAGCGGGCAAAGAACGAGAAGGCCAAAGCCACGGCTGCGATTTCAGCAGCGTCTGAAACCACACCTGCAGTGAGGGCAATTTAAAAACTATAGGATTATTAAATGGCAGACCTCAGTAAGGATGACGTTGGTAAACGGTACATAATTAAGGCTAAAAATAACGACAAGCTCATATGGGAAGGGATTTTAGAGAAATCTTACAAAGCCTACGAGCCTGGGGCGAAAGACAGTGTGCAAAATGCAATATTTGACATTGTAACTGGACCGGGCGACCTCAAAGGTCCCGTAAATTTCAGCAGCTCTGATTATACGTTCGATGTTGTATCGTCAAAAGGAGGCCGCCGTCTTCGTAAAAACAAGCGGAATACCTTGCGATCATCTAAAACTCTACGAAAAAATGCACGACGAGGTACGAGACGATGGCGATAATCAGCATCCACCACCAGAGGGGAAAGACAGTTGCGCTCTTATGTCCCGTGCCGAATTCGCGGACGCGGCCGCCCTCGAATGCGATGGCCGGCTTGAAGTACAGGAGCGCGGATGTCAAAAAAAGGTAGATTGTGACCATCCACATGCGCGGATCTTTATCCAGCGAGAACATTGTATGGAGAGTGTATTTTATTTGAGTTGTCCATACAATGGCGGCGCCGTCTGTACTTCCAAACCGCAAGGCATTCGCCGACTATGTCGCCCGGATTTTTATGAAGTATCGCAAGATGGACACGGCTGACGACGAGGGCGTGGACGTATGTGTTCGCCAGTCCACGGCCAAGGGTTCGCGAGAACTTCTGCCATACCAAAAACTCGTCCGCGATTACCTCCTCATCGAAACACCCTATCGCGGCCTTCTAGTCTATCACGGTCTGGGTTCCGGCAAGACGTGCTCGGCCATTGGCGTTGCCGAGAGCCTCTTGTCCGAAAAGAAGGTATTTGTCATGCTGCCCGCATCCCTGCAGAACAACTTTAGGCAGGAAATCCGCAAGTGTGGTGATCCCATCTACATGCTGGACAATTTTTGGGAGACACGTGTGATTCATAGCGAAGCCGATAAGGTTCCGGCGCTTGCTCTCCGCATTCCCGACGAGATCCTGCGGACAGAGGGCCGCTACTACGTCACCGTTCCGGGCAAGGAGCCCAACTACAATACCCTGCCTCTGGATATTCGCCGGGGCATCGACAAGCAGATCTCGGCCATGATTGATGCGCGTTATACGTTCGTAAATTACAACGGCCTCAACAGCGAGAGTGTCAAAGTCTTGATCCCCGAAGAAGATGCAAAGACGTCCACGGTTTTCAACGACAGTGTGGTGATCATCGACGAGGCCCACAACTTGATTTCGCGCGTCATAAGCGGGTCTAAAATCGGCCAGAGGATCTACGACGCCATCTACTACGCCAAGAACTGCAAGGTGGTTATGCTTTCCGGTACCCCCGTTATTAACCGACCCAACGAGATTGCTTACTTTATGAATTTGCTGCGCGGCCCCGCTGAGAGGATTTTAATTCCCGTCCGCGAACTGCCTACGTGGGACGAAGCAGGGATGGGTACGTTTTTCCGCAAGATGCCCGAGGTAGATACTGTCGAGTTCAACAGTGTGAAGCGAGTTATCCAGGTCGTGCGAAACCCCCCGCACTTCAAGTCTGTGTACGGACCCTCGGGTACGCGCATTGCTGTCCAGTACGATAAGGACCTCGACACGAAAACTCCGAAAGATTGGGTGGATACCATTCGCCGCACGTTTGGGGCCACCTTTCCCGGCGGTGTTCTGGCGGCGCGAGAGTATGTCTCGATAGAGTACCTCGAGTGCCTGCCCACCAACTTTCAAGAGTTTGTGAATACGTTTATCGACGGTCTCGACGTCAAGAACGCACTGCTCTTTCAGAAACGAATTCAGGGTCTCGTTTCGTACTACAAAGGGGCCGACGAGCGTATGCTACCTAAGCGGATCGAGGATGACAAGATGCTGGAAAAGATTGAAATGTCGGACGAGCAGTTCAACAAGTACCTCGAGCAGCGGTGGACTGAAGTGCAGTCTGAAGGCAAGAAGGGTGCGTCAGGTTCGGGGTCTTTGAATGAAGACTTTTCGTACTACCGCGTCCTATCCCGCCTGGCCTGCAATTATGCGGTTCCGAACGATCTGAAGGCTCTGATGACCGAGGAGCAGCCGATGGACGAGAAGAAAGAAGCTGACAAATCGGCTATTCTGGCCAGACTCCGCGAAAATCCCGACAAGTACTTGCGTCCCGCGGGACTGGCCACGTATTCGCCCAAGATGGCCAAAGTTCTTGCCAACATTCTGGAAGAAGGCGACCATAACCAGTTCGTCTACTCCAACTACCGCAAGCTCGAGGGTCTAGGTGTACTTTCGGCCATTTTGGAGGCCAATGGGTTCCAAGAGTACAAGCTCGTAAAGGTGGACGGAAAGTACCGCGAAAGTCCCGACATGGATCCCGCTAAGCTTGCCTTTGCTTTTTATACAGGCGAGGAAGACTCTATAGAAAAGGAAATCATGCGTAACATTTTTAACGAAGATTTCAAAGGTCTTCAGTCCGGATATGCCGAGCACGCGCAGACCATTCGGGAAAGTATTGCGGCGCGTGGTGCGAAAAAGATGCTGACGATCCTGATGGCGACCTCGAGCGGTGCTGAGGGTATCAATCTTAAAAATGTCCGCCGCCTGCATATTGTCGAGCCCCACTGGAACCCCGCGAGGCACGACCAGGTGATGGGTCGCGGCATTCGCTTGTGCTCCCACGCCACGCGACAGACGCTGGTAGATGGCGTCGTCACAGATAACATTGTTCCCGTCGAAGAACGGACAATCCGCATCTCGTTCTACCTCTCTGTGTTCACAAAAGCCCAGGCCGCGTCCACGACGGCATACAACGTCGTGCCTATCCGTCGGGCCGATATGCGAGCGAAACGCTACGACGGAACGAACGAAGACTCGTTCTTGTCGAGCGACGAGTTCCTCTACGAAGTCTCGTACGAAAAAGGCCGGATTACCGAAGGTATTTCCAGACTGATAAAACAGGCGGCCGTCGACTGTGAAATTCATCGTAAACTTCATAGTCGGGAACAACCCGTACTGCAGTGTATGCGTTTTGATTCGACGGTGAAAGGGGAGGATCTAGCGTACAATCCCAACATAAAATCAGATGAGCGGGACGACACGTATCTCCGCAATTTTATTAAGCGAGGCCGTCGTCTGCAGCGTATTAAAATTAAAGACATTGTCTTCCTTGTTGATCCGGACAGCAAGGATGTATTCGACGAGCCAGCGTTCGGCGATGCTCAGCGGCTCTTAAAAATAGGCACGATGCTGCCCGATCGCATCCAGTTCTTTACTACGGAAGCGAATTAGGCGGATGCACTGCGGAGGAGTGGCGGAGGAAGCATCGGGACCTCGACTGTGGGCGGCGCGGACGACAAAGAAGGAGGAGCCGACGAAGAGGGAGGCAATGCTGACGAAGAAGAAGAAGAAGGCAACGCCGACGTTGGCGAAATGATCGACTCCAAAAAGTCATCACAGACCTTTGACCACGGGCGGTCCGTTGCGGCCTTGATGCACTTGGCCGAAGTCTCCGGCGACAACATGCTAATCGCTTTCTTCATCGCTTCGGCGACCTCCTCGCCCGTCGCAGACACCTGAATCGTTCCCACACCTGCTAGCTGAGCAAGGTATTCGTACGACGACGGCTTAATGAAGACACCCGTAGACTCATCCATGAAGGTACGGTATCCTCCCATATCCAGGACAACCTGCGGCGCCCCTGTTGCCATGTGCTCAAGCTGGCAAAGCCCAAAGCCCTCGCCATTGGACGTATTCATTCCAATGTCGGACGCTGCATAAATCTGATTGATCGTATCGTCATTAAAGTAGGCTGCCGGAGGCGTCGTATCAATCGTAATCAGGCGCTGTCCAAACGTTGTCGGCTCAAGACCAACTTTCTTAAGCTCGTTCATGAAAATCGCGAGAGGGTTGTAGTATCCACCTGCTTCGGGCTTAACTCCCGTAACAAACACGAGGTATGAGTTCGGATTCGTCAAGAGAACGCGCGCAAACCCCATTATCGTGAGATCCAGGCGTTTTCGCTGCGAGTTGCGGTTCGTGTTCAGAAACACGATTGCATCTCCGGGAATATTGAGCTGCTTGCGGAAGGCCATGCGCTCAGACAGAGTCGTCGGCTTGTACGTGATTGTGTCCACACCGTGCTCCAAAACATCGATGGGCAGCGTCGCCGTCGTCAGGCGCGTCTTCAGATGCTCCTTCCAGCTCTCGGTAAAGCAGAGGATGCGATCCACATTGTTCTCGATGCGACGGAGGAGGCCCAAGTCGGCACCCTCATACACCTGATCAAGATACACCCAAATCTTGAACGTCTTTGGAAGATCTTTAATCGACTCCAAAAACTGGTTGATAATGATAGGATCATTGTAGATCATGACGATATCGGGGGTGACCGTCTCAATGTACTCCTTGATCTTGTTAAATCCAAAGCCGTGCTCGCGGGGCTCCTCGTTTGCTGCGGCATCATACTGCACGACATTCGTGAGCGGGCGCGACGGCTTGGGCGTCCTCGCCGACGAGCGCTGGAATCCAAAGTGGAAGACCTTGACAACAGGGTGCAGCGTCGACAACTGCTTCAGAAGGTTGTGCGAGACCTTCGAGTACCCCGTCGTCTGCTCCGTGTGCGTGCTGACCAGTAGAAATCGCGTAGGCATTACATTACCATATTTCCTACCCGTAAATATAATGGCCGTCAAATTCTCCAGTGCCTCCGAAGTTACGGAATATCTGAAACGCAGAGCGAGTGCAGATTATTATACGAATAATACGGCATCGCAGAAGCATGCGTATTCTAGCACCTATACGACCTTCTTGGGAGCCAATGTCTCTGCCCAAGGAGTACGCAAGATTGTGGGTTGCCAGCCTGGAAGTACTACAGATAACCAGACGTGCTGCACGAACACCCGCGGATTCATCCAGCGGCCCGAGAAAGTAGCTCCGGGCAAAAATACCTTTAACCCGTGCTAATACGCGTTCTCTTTTTTGCGGGGTACGTTGGTGTACTGCCCAAAGCGATCCATGAACGGGACTCTCGGTACGTCAAACAGCTCCGTTACCGACTGAGACCTCGCAAGACCGCTCCGCACTGCAAGCTTGCGGGCTGAATTCCCGATCCAGTTGTAACCGTACCGAATACTCATATAGGAATGTATCACAACAAATCCCAAAAGAACTCCAATTACGATATACGGCAACGACGCATACATTATTCATAGTCTATACATAATATGCCCGGGGGACTCATGCAGCTCACCGCCTACGGGGCGCAGAACGTGTTTGTCAACGGCAACCCGTCCATGACATACTTCAACAAGCTTTACAAACGATCAACGAACTTTGCGATGGAACACTTTCGGCTCGATCCGCGCGGCATCACCGACACGTCTATGCCCAACGCAGGCCTGAAAACCTTTCGCTTCAAGGTACCCAACTATGCCGACATGCTGCACGACTGCTACCTCTGCGTCAATATCCCCGACATATGGTCTCCTCTCGTACGCACCGATTCTCTGAACGGCGCTGAACCCACCGAGTTCCAGTGGGTCCGCAACCTTGGCTTCAACATGATCGAGGAAGTCGCGCTAACCTTCAACGGCACACAGATCGTCAGTTATAGTGGCGAATGGCTTAAAGTTATGAGCTACCTGAAGGACTCCAAGGCCAAACGGCAGACCGTTGACCAGATGGTGGGAAACCTCCGCGAAATGTACGATCCCGGAAACACGGATGGACGCATGAACCAGTACCCCCATGCCATCGCCACGTCTGCAGCCCCCATCACTGCTCCCTCTATTCAGGGTCGACAGCTGACAATCCCTCTACCCTTCTGGTTCTGCCAAGAAATCTCGCAATCCCTGCCTCTGATCGCCATGCGCCTCACCGAAGTCGAAATTCAAGTGACATTCACCGCTCTCTACAATGTATTCACAACCCTCGACACGAACCCAACGTCCAACACGTTCGGCTTCCGAATTCCCGGCGCGCCCAACAACCCCTACACCGGTATCCAGAACTTTCTGTCTTATCCCGACGCCCAGGGCAATCCGCAAAACTCTGCGCTGACCACGTGGAACCTAGACCCCTACATCGAGGCCAACTACGTGTTTCTGACCGACACCGAACGGTCGCATGTAGCTGCATATGAGCGAACCTTTTTGATTACACAAGTGCGCAATATCTACGTCGAGAAGCAGTATGGTTTGAACAATCTACTCATTCCCATGTTTAATCTCTGCACGCGCGTCGTTGCCCTTTTTCAGCGCTACGATCGGGCCCAGCTGAACGACTGGGACAACTACACGAATTGGGACGAGATTGTGAATCCCACCATCAACACCAACCTGTTGCCCTTCAACGATCCTTACACCACGCAGCAGCTCTTTACATCGGGTCCGGCATTCTCGAATAACATGGGTCTACAGGACATTCTCGTCGAGGGTAACCTCATTTTTGACGGGAAGGACCGGTTCACAACCAAAAATATGAATTTCTTTAGGGATATCCAAAACTACCGATTCTCGCAAGGGCCCTGTCGCGATCTGCCGGGCATTTATTTATACTCGTTTGCCCTCGATCCAAACTCAATCACGCAACCGTCAGGAACGGTGAATGCCTCCATGTTCAACAAAACCACCTTCCGATACACTCTGCTGGTGCCGCCGATAACTCCGACAAGCTCGACCAGCCAGACAGCGCTATGCGTAACCAAGGACAGTGTTAACAGCAGCACGCAAGTCGCTGTCCCTATCGGCTCGACCGTGTCGCCCGCACCCGGTGTTCCGGCTCTCATCCAGCCTGGTACGACCATCACCGTGTATTCGGCGCCTACCAACCTATACGTACAATATCAAGGCTACAATACGACAATGTACATCGAGTCGTACAACTTTGTAAAGGTTACGGGCGGCCAAGCAAATGTCGTGTTTAGTACATAATAGGCATGGATGCTGTCATTCCGAACAATAACAACAGTATAACTGCGGATGGTATGGGTGATGCCCCGCGCAAACCCCTCGTTAATTCATTTCAAGGCTACATTTCCTACAGCATGTCCTTTTTCTTCACCATTCTCTGTTGGTTTGTAGCAGGGGCGGGGCTGTACGATCTCTTATCCAGAGTGTCTGCAATGTATTCGTTGGTCTACATTCTGTGGGCGATACCGCTTCTAGGACTCTTTGCCTGCATCTTCACCGGCACCACTACAGTGTATTGGAGCGGAACCATCATTGGCTGGACCTGGGTTATCGTGATAATCCAGGCGTTCCGTACACTGTTTTACGGCTTTGCACTCGAAACTTCACCACTTCGTGCGTTTTATCCGGTTACAGAATAGGCACCTCGCATGCGATCGTTTCATTTTCAAACGTCACACTCGGACGGCCCGTCTCCAGCTCGCGAATCGCCTGGGTCGGGTCCTCAAAATTCCGAAAAAGTATCTGGTTGACCTCTGCCGGCGACCACTTGCCGTCGAGATCCGGTCGGTTCCACTCCAGTACAGGCAGGTCGTAAAATCCCATAATCATCTGACGCAGAATGTCGGACGAGCACTTTTTGAACTGGATGATCATATCGATGCGGCCCGGTCGAATGAGTGCACGGTCAAACCGCTCCGGAAAGTTTGAAGTAAATACGAGAATGCGACCCGAGGATTCGAGTGTACCGTCGAGCAGATTGAGCAGAAACGCAAGGTCGATAGGGTCTCGGATAATATCATCGTCCAGTTCGGGCGCGAACGGGTCTTTCGATATCGGAGCAGCGGCCTTCTCGGGCTTTTTCCATTCGCGCTTCAACAGAACATCACCCATCGCATCTGCGTCCTCGATAATATACACTCGTTCCGAAATCGGGATTGTATATTTCTCGAGCGTCTGGCCATTGTACACATGGATATCGTCGCTAAAGAATAGATGCCGAAGCTGCGTCTTGGTCTTGATTTCTGACAATTGGATGTTGACAGGGTGGCGCCGAGCGACGTTGGCGATTGCCTTGATCTCTGATGTCTTGCCGGTTCCGGGTTCGCCGTGGAAGAGGAACCCGAGCGTATACGGAATACCCTTGCGCTCATACCAACTGCGGTTTTCCAAAAAGAACTCTACTCGCTTTTTCACGACGGGCTGCTCTTCAAAGTACACATTGTCAAACGTACGCGTAGTAGAAAACTTGTGCTTTGAGTAGACCAGAAATCCAGTAGGAAGAGGGTTCGTATTCGAGCGCTGCTTCTTCTTGCCTTCAACAATCTGATCAAAAAAGTAGAGATCATTGCCCAGTTTGTTGAGCATCTTGCGTTCGTACTCTTGATTGCAAGAGTCCACAAAGGTCTGAAGCGCGCGAATCGTGCCATTTTTGCTGAAGAGTTGAAACTTGATGTTGCGAATGTTTCCGTCGTCTACGTCAACGCTCTTCAGACGAAAGTATACATCCTCACCCACGCGCACCGGCTCAAACTCGTGCGGCAGATAATCATGATTTGCGATCGATAGGAGCCGCTTAGTGGCGGGAGAACAAGACACGTAGTGAATAACCGCATCCATGCGAGTCAGAAACGGCGGGCTCTGACCGCCCTTCTGCGGCGGCGCGACTCCGCGCTCACACTCGATGCATGCGGAAACCTCGGAATCCACAGTAACGTCGGCGGCGGCAGCGGCGGCAGCAGTCTTTTGTGCCAGCCCTTTTGCCCACGCTCCTATCGCGACAGCGTTGTCGAGAAGGTAGTATAATCCTGCATGACCGAGAAATGACCATACAGACGAAACGTTGGACACGGCATACACGAGAAAGGCTGTGCGGACAATCGTATCCATTGTCTGTTAGGACTACTTAACGCCTAAACATTTATCGAGCGTAGGTATTCCCTCATGCACTGGTTTGTTGCGGCGGAGGCGAAGTTGCTGAGAAGCCTTGTCTACAGTCTCCACGGTGAGGGCCACATAGGACTTTACGTCGCGGGTGGAGGCCTGAGTGTTCACAGAAGGCATGTAGAGTCGTACGGGCGGCATTGCGGACTGCAAGGGCTTTGTTGCCTTCACCAGAAATTCACGATACTGCTGTATATCGAGCGTTCCGCCAAACATCCGAAGAATGCGCTTGTCTGGCGCCGGCTGGATTTCTACACTCGGGTAAAGACACCCATACAGGGAATTCATCAGCGAATGGCGTAGCCATTTATCGGTATGTGTCAGCCTTGACTCGGAATAGGTATATGCAAGTCCGCATTCGGGGCTGCAAAAGTTCCCCTCGGCCCGGTACGTGTTTGAGTGTGTATCGTAATGTGTAGGCACCGCAAATGCTTTATTCGAAAACGAGTGGCAGCACCAGAAACAGGCTGCGTCGGTCGGGTAATCCGTGGCGAGGTGTAGTTTAGATACGAGCTCATGAATGACGTTTTCGTCGAAACGCTGCTGGCCGTGACCAAGCGATTCTCTAAGTATATCCGAGTACGGCCGCGCCGCGTCGTTCGCCGGCTGAGGGCATACCTGAGAGACTTCGGCATTCTGTACAGACTCCACGAATTCCTTGGAGACTTTCAAGACCAAAATTACAGGAGGCAACGAAAGGATCGATGGGTCTGTTGCTACCGCAGAGGCATTCTTTTTAGAACGAGGGGGCATTATGAATCTAGATGCTTCCTGTGTAAAACGAACCGGGGGTACCCCACTGCAGGAATTGGCACACAGGGGAGATGACATCAACGTACAAGAAGCACACGCACCGCGAGCACATTTTGGAGCTGCCGGATACGTATGTGGGATCCGTACAGAACTGCTCGGAGATGATGTACGTTGTCGAAGGCGAGACATTCATGCAAAAGGCCGTTGCCGAGTTCAACCCAGGCTTCTACAAGCTCTTTGACGAGATTGTCGTGAACGCCCATGATCAGGTCGTCCGTATGAGGCAGCGTGCTAGCGAAAACCCAGTCAAGAACATTCACATCGATGTGACGGACACCAGTGTAACCGTCCGGAATGACGGCGAGGGCATTGACGTCGTCGAGCACGCCGAGTACAAGGTCTGGGTGCCGCAGTTGATCTTTGGAGAGCTGCTGACCTCGACCAACTATGACAAGGAGGAGAAGAAGCTGGTGGGCGGCAAGAATGGCTACGGCGTCAAGCTCGCCAACATATTCAGCAAGCAGCTCACCATCGACCTCGTGGACGGCGTGCGCGGAAAAAAGTACGTGCAGACGTGGGAGGACAACATGACGGTCGTGAAACCGCCCAAGATAACCAGCGTCAAGACGAAGCCGTACGTCAGCGTCTCATGGACTCCCGATTTCGCGCGCTTCGGTATGACGCACATTACTACAGACATGCTGGGCATCTTCCGCCGGCGGGCCACGGATCTGGCAATGACGGTCGGCAAAGAGGTCAAGGTCTACTGGAACAAGACTTTGATAAAGTGCCGCGACCTGGCTGCCTACGCCGGTGAGTTTGTCACGACACCCATTGTGCACTATTCCACGGACCGCTGGAGCGTGGCTGTTGCAGATACGCCGTCCGACGGATTCTTACAGGTGTCGTTTGTCAACGGCATCTGGACGTCGAAGGGAGGCACGCACGTTGACCACGTTGCGAACCAGGTTGTCTCGCACATCGTGGATTACCTGGAGACCAAAAAGAAGATCAAGGTAAAGCCGTCGCTCGTCAAGGAGAACCTGGCGATCTTTGTGACGGCCCAGATCGAGAATCCGTGCTTCAATTCGCAGACGAAGGAGCTGTTGACGTCCAAGAGCACGGCGTTCGGCTCGACGTGCAAGCTGCCCGAGGAGACACTCAAGAAAATACAGAGCAAGCTGCAGCTGGTAGACACCCTGATTGTCGCCCAGAAAGAAAAGGACGATAAAGACAACAAGAAGTCCGATGGAAAAAAGCAAAGCAAAATCTACGGCATCCCGAAGCTTGAAGATGCTGCTTGGGCAGGCACCGCGAAGTCCTCTGCCTGCACCCTCATCCTTACCGAAGGCGACTCCGCCAAGTCCATGGCTCTCAGCGGTCTTACGAAGACTCAGCGCCAGTCTTTCGGCGTGTTCCCACTGCGGGGGAAAATAATGAACGTAAAGGACAGCAGTGCGTCAAAGGTCGAGCTGGCCAAGGAGATTGCGGAACTGAAAAAAATTATCGGCCTCGAATCGGGCAAGTCGTACAAGGATACGAGCGGTCTGCGCTACAGCCGCATATTGATTATGACAGACCAGGACTACGACGGGTCGCACATCCGCGGCCTGCTGGTCAACCTCTTCCACGAGCTGTGGCACGACCTTATGAAGATCCCGGGATTCCTGGCCTACATGGCTACGCCCATCGTCAAGGCGACGAAGGGCAGTAAAACACAAACATTCTACACGCAGTATGAGTACGACCAGTGGAAGGCGTCCAACACAGGCTGGTCTATCCAGTATTATAAGGGATTGGGCACCTCGACCCGCGAGGAGGCCCAGGAATACTTTGCAGCGCTCAACGTCACCGAGTTCTCCTACACGCCCGACAGCGACGGGGCCGTGGACCTCGCATTCAACAAGGCTCGGGCGGACGATCGCAAGGTGTGGCTGCAGGGGCACTCCGCGTCGGCAATCGTCGTCCCGCACGCCGACCACACGCTGCCGTACGACGAGTTTGTCCATCGCGACCTCATCCACTTCTCGTACTACAATCTCGAGCGGTCCATTCCAAACATCATGGACGGGCTGAAAACCTCGCAGCGCAAGATCCTCTTTGGATGCCTCAAGCGTAACTTGACGGCAAAAGTCAAGGTCGCCCAGCTCGCGGGGTACATCTCCGAACACTCGGGATACCACCACGGCGAGATGTCGCTGAACGAAACCATCATCGGTATGGCCCAGGACTTTGTGGGCAGCAACAACTTGCCGTGGCTGGTCCCGAAGGGTCAGTTCGGCACGCGCCTCGAGGGAGGCAAGGATTCGGCCGCGTCTCGTTATATCTTCACCTACCTGCAGCCCTACCTTAAGAACCTTGTGCCTCAGGACGATCTGGGGATCCTGCAGTACCGCGACGACGACGGCCTCTCGGTCGAGCCCGAATGGTACGCCCCCGTCCTGCCCATGCTTCTGGTCAACGGGTGCCGGGGCATTGGTACGGGCTACTCGACCTTCGTGCCGTCCTACAACCCCGCGACGCTGAAGGACGTGCTCATTCGCTGGCTCATCTCGGGCATGGAGACCGACGACATACTCCTGAAGGCTCCGCTCGTACCCTGGTACCGCGGTTTCGCAGGTACGATCGGAGGCCATGAAGGAGAGTACACGATGACGGCCAAGTACACGTACAATTCCAAGACCAAGACGATTACAGTGAGTGACCTACCCGTGGGGTACTGGACGTCCGGCTTCAAGCAGATGCTCGACGCATACTGCGAGAAGAAGGAAGTTGTCAAGGACTATGCCGACACCTCGACGGACGTGGACGTCCATTTCGAGATTGTATTGTACGACGACATGCCGATCGCTACGATCGAAAAAACGTTCGGCCTCACTGAAAAGATCAAGACGACGAATATGCACGCCTTTGATTCGGCGGGCAAGATCAAAAAGTATGCCACACCCAACGAGATCCTCGTAGACTATGCCCGCGAAAGGCTTGCACTCTATTCGAAGCGGAAGGAGCATATCTTGAAGATTCTGAACGAAAAGATGCCGTGGCACCGCAGTGTCGTAAAGTTCCTGACGCTCATGTGCGAGGACGCCATCGACCTCCGCAAGAAGAGCCTTGCTGTCTGTCGCGAAATCCTCGCCACCCACGGTCTCGAGTGCATCGACGAGCTCCTGAAACTGCCCTTCAGCAGCATCACGGAGGAAAACATCCGCAAACATCAGGCCGAGCTCGACAGGCTGAACGCCGAAATTCTAGAGGCGACGCGTACGTACCCACACGAGTTCTGGCTTAAGGATTTGAGCCTGCTGAAAGTATAACGGGCGTATGGAGAACAACGGCAAGGTCATATACCAGTCTCTACTCGCTCAAACCGACGAAGAGGCGCGCGAAGACTATGTTTACGACCCTCGCATCGCGTTATTTGACACGCGCAATGCGACAGATGCAGTCCCGGAAGCAGCCCAACGGCAAACAGGTGTTAATTACGATGAACATATTTCGGACCTACCTGCCAGCGACGAGCGAGAACACGCCGTCCAAGATCTTCCGCCGATGGTAGAAAAGATATACACGGTCATTATAGATACTGCGCATCGCGACTGGACTGTGCAGCCCGATGCCTATTCAAACATTTTTAATTTCGGGTACGAAAACAGCATCAACATCAACGGGCCGCAAACGCCCTACTACTTCAACAGCCCGTTTATACCGTTGGCGGCCTACGAAACCACACTTGCGAAACTAAACTCGGCATTCGGCACGGGGGCCCTGAACACGATTCAGACAACGCCGAACCGCAAGCCACAGCTCTTTGCCCCCGGGGTTACGCCGCCTGCATACTTTAATCGGTCCAGCAGCACTGTAGCTCCCGTATACGGTTGGAAGCTCGTGTACCTCAACGGCGTTCCCCTCCATTCGCCCCAGGCGTTCAGCTATAGCGATCCGAATATTCGCGTGTATTACTATCCCCCGTATGACGAGACGGAGACCCAAGGCGCCCAGATCGGCATAGATATTCAACCGCAGAGGTATGCAGTGCAAGACTACAATTACACGTCGTCCAAACAATTTTCAAATGTAACCAGCCTCAGGCTTATTCGTGCGACCCTGCCGTTCCGTCCTCTATCGCCCTACGCAGCATCCACGTTCTCGAACAGCAATCGCTACCCGGATGGATTTCACAACAAGCCGTACCTCCTGCTAAACATTGAAAACATGAACGGACTGCAGTATGGCGGAGCCCAAGAAATCCAAAAGTCTTTCACAACCCTCGTGCAAGGCCACAGATCGCTATACGATCTTCGGGTTCCCCAATCAGCCCAGTGGAACGACTACTACTGTTGGGATGACAAGGTCCAGTTCAAATTTAATCCACCGCTCAGCATGCTTTCTAACGCTGCACTCCAGATTGTCAGCTCAGTTGGCCAGCCGTTCAGCCAGATCGACAATATCAACATTGTGGGACTCCAATTTCAGTCGGGCTCCAATCTCGGCAAGGTCAAGTTTTTTGTATCTCAGAATGCCATGCAAAGCAGTGCATATACTGACAACAATGTCTTTTTGATGAAGGACTTGGACGTAGGCGACGAGATTTCAATGTATCTCCCTGCGCTCACGGGCCTTGTGTCGGACGCATCTTCGACGCCCAACACGACTGCCTTTTTTGACGCCCTCTCGAACGGAATGCTGGTCACCGACATTGTGAGTAACGACTTTTCGACCACGTCTATTTTCCCAACCGTTGCATACGGTACGTCTTTCATGGCAGTACCCAAGGCCTCCAACGTATATTCAACCTGGTCCGCCCTTGCCACGACCACGTCGTCCCTCTGTCTTCAAAGGTACACAACGGCTCCGGCCGCATACCCTTTCTTGCAGACGCGCTCATTTTCGTCTGATTACTGGATCCCCATACTAAACATCAACGCCCAGGCGACGTTTGCGCTCGAGGTCTCTGTCCAGGAACCCGATATAAGTAAGATGAAGATTGAAAATATCCCACCCAAGTAGATATAATGGGCGAGCTCTATCCTCTCCGAACCGACGAACTGGCAAAGTACTACGTCGATACGGCCGTACCAAACGCCCCGAAACATACCGGTTATGTGCCTACCCTCGACGATCCCGAGACGAGTTCTACACAGGCCTTCCGTCTCTTCAACACCCACTACGAAGATCCCCGCCTAGAGTACGGTTCCACCTTCAAACAGCAGGCTACTATTCGAATCCACACGTGCACGCCGCTGAACCAGGCATTCTTTTCGGAAGAGAACATTGACCTACTGCAGTCGGAGCTTCGCTACCGCGTATGGTTAAAGAGCGACAAGAAGCACATAATCGACACCCAGCGCCCCGACGAGCTAAAGACCATCATGCGCTCGTACTACCTGCAGTACGCCGGTAACATCCCGGGCCGCGAAGCCGAGGAGATTAACGAGCTGAACGAACGGGTGCTCGCCTTTTGCGTGAGTGACGTTCTCGGCAGCATCAATATGTTCCTGCACAACCGCAAGGAAGTGCTCGACTTCCCCTCGCCTATAAGCAACCCCGTCAACGCCGACATCAAGGGTACCAAGAGCGCGGAATTCAAGGCGTTCTTTTAGATCAGGACCTAGTAATGTTCCGCTCCTTCCGGGGTACTACATATGCAAAAACTCCAAAGGGACTGCTAGTATACGACGCCGGTGAGAGTTTCAGACCTGCTGAAAAAATTGTATGGAACGCCGTGGAAAAGCGCGTAGAAGCCGTATATGGTGCATTCTGCAGAGAGCTATTCGACGCATACTATGGGTACGGCGATGCCGCCATGAAGGAGTACTGTGAGAAGCTCGAGCTCCCGGACCAAGTTGTCGAAATTGAGAATGCCGACGATTTTTGGCGGTGGACGGGGCAGCCTCTCGAGTGGTTGAAGGACCGCCCGGTCGTAGTCCACCCGTGTGTCAAGGCCATGGGTCGCGAAGAGTACTTGCGGATTTTGGGGCTCCGGGCCAGGACGCTAAAACGAATGCCTCGTCAAATCCGAGGAACTATTAAGCAACGAAGACGATAATGAGGGTCAACTTGATTTCCACGCACCGAAATCAAACCGGACTCGCACAAGATGTGGATATTTTGCAGGGCGTGTGGACCCTGGCCGACGAGTCGGTAAAGTACCGCCGCGTGAACTACAATCAGCCTCAGTGCGAGGAAGCCGAGATCAACGTGTTCTTTGAGGTTCTCAACCCATCACTCTTGACGTATGCCGCCAAGAACGTATGGATCCCCAACGCAGAATGGGCATACAAGGCATGGGGCACCTACCTCGCCAACATCGACGAGATATGGTGCAAGACCCACGAGGCCGTAGAGGTATTCTCTAAACTGCACGCAAACGTCAAGTTTATTGGGTGGACGTCGATTGCAAAGGGTATTCCCGAGAGGAAGAACTTTCACAAGGCCATAGTCATCACGGGCAAGAACATCTTTCGCCACCCGCAGATCATTGTGGACGCATACGCCTCGATCGGTGACACTACAGGACTTCCCGAATTGCACGTGGTATATGACGGGTCGCGTATGAAGCTCGACGTACCGGAAAGCCTCGCGGGGATTGTACACGTCTACTCTGAGACTCTGCGCGAGAAGAAGTACAGCGACCTGCTACACGAGTGTGGATTAGCCATCTGCGTCTCCGCGTCGGAAGGATTCGGCCATGCCGTGAACGAGGCTGCGTCGACGGGCAGCTTTCTCCTGCTCAATGAAATACCCCCCTTCAAAGAGTTTGGATACGAAACGATCTGGGCCAAGAACAGCGGAACTACTCCGCACCCCGAGTGCTATGCGGACCTCTACAAGATCGGCCAGGATTCGGTAGTCGCGGCTCTGCGAGAGTATGCAGCGCTGTCGTACAAGGAACGCAAGGCCATGTCTGACAAGAACTCCGATCTCTACGTCAAGAAGCACTCGGCATGGGTGGAGTCTATCAAGGCATTTCTGAAGCCGTACACGACAGACTCCTTGTTCTCTGTGGACTCTACGGCGGTCCCTGAAGAAGACCTGCCGGGCGTGACGATCGTTACACCGACGCGCGACCGCCTCAAATTTATGGAGATCTGTGCGGGATGCGTGAATTCGCAATGCTACCCCGCCGACAAACTCGAGTGGATTGTTATTGACGACGGAAAAGTGACGTGTGAGGAGTTTGTCAAGGCGGTTCCCTTTGGTAAGCACATACTTGCAGGAGCAGATAAGACGATTGCTTGGAAACGCAATCTGGGTGCGAAACTGGCCAAGTTTCCAGTGATTGTGCACTTTGACGATGACGATATTTACCCGCCCAATAGCGTTCTGTTCCGCGTATCGATGATGTTGCGAGCCAACAAGCGGGCGGTGTTTTGCACGACCATTCCGTGCTATGATATTTCAAATTACATTTCCTTCGTCAACGTCCCGCCGATGCGGCTGCCGCAGAGCATGCGGGTTAGTGAGGCCACGATGTGCTTTACAAAGTCTTTCTGGGAGGAGACGGGGTTTGACGAGGATACGAAAATCGCAGAGGGCAACACATTCATTCGCGGTCGCGAACATATGTGCAGCGAGCTTTCACCGCAGGAGATTATTGTGAGTCTAGTACACCCGTGGACGACGTCCTCTCGGAAATCGCCAAAGGGGATGGAGCCGAATGGATGTCATTTCGGGTTCACGGAAGATCTGTTCAAGATGCTTTCGGAGATTGGAATTACTTGCGGCCGATCTAACGGCGGCCACGGCCAAGCTTCTTCTTGAGCGTCATGGCGAGGCGGTGGGCCTTCTTGTTGGCCGACTTGAGGGCCTTGGCGACCTTCTTGACAGACGCACGCTGCTTGCGCGTCATGCGGAGACCACCCATGGGGGGGACGACTTCATCGCCACCCACCACTACGGCGGGTGCGGACTCCGGGCCATCACCGCCACGGCGGACGCTGCGACGGCGGCGGCCGCCATCAAGAGGGAAAGGTCCAGAAGAGACAGACGAATGAGGAGCAACACTAGACATTTGTTTATACTTGGAAACAGACATTTTTTACGCTGAGCACATAAGACATTCTGGGGCGGCGTCTGGCTCGACTGTGAATTTTTGGGCGGAGGCTACGGCTTTTGTACGCAGATAGTAGCACCCCGTCTTCAGCCCCTTCTTCCACGCATACACATGCATGCTGGAAATTCGGGCGTACGTTGGGTCGGCCACAAAAAGGTTGAGCGACTGCGACTGGCAGACGTACGGTGCCCTGTCCGCGGACATGTTTATAATCGTCTTCATCGGGATCTCCCAGGCCGTACGGTACCGCTCCCGGATTTCAGACGGCAGGCCCGGAATGCCCTGGACACTGCCATTCTCCGCGATGATGCGGTTTCGCACGTCCGAGTTCCACAGGCCTATCTTCACCAAATCCTCGACGAGGTACTTGTTGATGATGATGAAGTCGCCCGCCAGAACGTGGCGGACGTACAGATTCGAGGTGAACGGCTCGAAGCATTCGTTGTTCCCAAGAATCTGGGACGTGGAGGCTGTAGGCATCAGGGCGACCGAGAGCGAATTGCGGAGCCCGTCCCGCATGACATCAACCCGCAGCCCCTCCCAGTCCAGTCCTTCGTCTGCTTCGGCCTCCACCTTCCACAGATGCGGCTGCAGAAGCCCATAATCTGCGGGAGATCCCGTGAACGTTTCGTACGGCCCCCGCTCTGCCGCGAGATGGCATGACTCCTCGATGGCGGCGTAATAGATGTTTGCGAAAATCTGGCGATTCAGCCCTTCCGCTTGCTTTGATGTCCACGACATCTTCATCAATGCAAAGACGTCTGCAAGGCCCTGGACGCCGATACCGATGGGGCGGTTTCGGAAGTTTGACCGCTGGCATTCCTTGGTGGGGTAGTAGTTGCGGTCGATAATGTTGTCCAGGTTACGTGCGAGGATGCGAGTGTACTTGCGAAGAGCCTCGAAATCGTAGCAGCACTCGGCGGTTCCCGCGTACAGGACGAACTTGGGCAGCGAGAGACTGCCGAGGTTGCAGACGGCTGTTTCTTCAGACGACGAGTATTCGATGATCTCGGAGCATAAATTACTGCTCTTGATCGTCCCCAGATTCTTCTGGTTCGACTTTCCGTTGGCCGCATCCTTGTAGCAGAGGTACGGTGTGCCCGTCTGGATCTGGGCGTCCAGAATCATCTGCCAGATCTTTTGGGCATGCACTGTCTTGCGTCCCTTGCCCATCCGCTCGTAGCGCGTGTAGAGTTTCTCAAACTCCTCCCCATGGCAATCGGGCAGACCGGGGCATTCGTTCGGGCACATCAACGTCCAGCCCTCGTTTGCTTCTAGTCGCTTCATGAAGAGATCAGGGATCCACAACGCGTAAAAAAGGTCGCGCGCCCTATCCTCCTCGGCTCCCGTATTCAGCTTCATCTTCAAAAAGTCTTCGATGTCTGCGTGCCATGGCTCGAGGTAGACGGCAAAGCTGCCGTTCCGCTTGCCGCCCTGGTTGACGTACTTGGCCGTGTCATTGAACACCTTGAGCATCGGGACAATGCCCGTGGACTTGCCACGCGTGCCGCGGATGTCTGAGTTGCGGGCACGGATATTGTGGACGGACAGACCGACGCCGCCCGCCCACTTGGAGATCTGGGCACAGTCGCCGAGCGTCTCGTAGATACCCTTAATGGAATCCTCCTTCATGGCCTGGAGGAAGCAGGAAGATAGCTGGGCGTGATCGGTTCCCGCGTTGAAGAGGGTGGGTGTGGCGTGGATGAAATAGCCGAGCGACAGGGCGTCATAGGTCTCCTTTATTTTGGAGAGGTTGGGCACCCACTCGAGGATGCCGTAGTGCTCGATTTGCTCGTTGTCGGTATGGATCTCAACGGCCACGCGCATCCACATGTGCTGGGGTCGCTCGAGAATGACGCCTCTGTCGTCGCGGAGCAGGTAACCCTTTTCGAGCGTCTTGAAGCCGAAATAGTCGAACCGAAAGTCGCGGGAGTAGTCAATCATCTGCTCGATCTCACTGGCGTACGACACGGTGGCTACGGTCAGGAGCTTCTCGGAGAGGCCGAGACGAAAGACGCACTCGCTGAAATTGTCGGGCGTGTTCTTCTGGTGGTTGTCAATGGCGATGCGGGCGGCGAGGAGGCCGTAGTTGGGGTGACCGCGACCGACCATCATGGCACAGGTCTCTGCGGCAAAGCTGTCTAATTCAGACGTGTGGATCCCATCCTGAATTTGACTGCATACTTTCTGAGTCACGAGAGTAGGGTTCACGTGCTCAAGCCCTTCGGCGAGTTTTTCGATGCGGGCGAGAACCTTGTCGAACGAGACCTTTTCGCGTTCTCCGTTTCTCTTTGTTACGTACATTACGTCTCTTGGTTCGCAATGTGTAAATGCGACCGCCACCGGCCTTGGCTCGTATTTTGGCCTGTATTTCTGCTACTAGGTTTCTTGCCTCGAGTATTCTTGCTTTTTCTATGGAAAGCTTTTTTATACCGACTTCCTCTCCTGCTGCCTTTATAATAGCGTACGCTTTCATTGCGTTTTCTCGTCTTTTAGCAAAATCAAGAGACTTCTGTTTTTTCGTTAATTCCAAGTAAGCATTGTATTTTTCTTCTCCAAATTTTTTAAGAAGCTCCTGCTCGAAATGTTCTTCTTCTTTCTTTCGGTTGCTTTCTAGTTCTCGTAATGTACTCATAATTTCTTCTAACCTAGATAACTCAGCTTCATTTCCAACACCATTTTGTAACGCATATGACTTTTCCATTAACCCCGACAAAAGGTCTCCTTTATCTTCAGACGCAAGTTTGTATCTAATGTAGTTGTAGTATCTACGCGGGTTAAATACCTCTTCTTCTGTGTATTCTAGCTTGGCTGCCGGAGGTCCACGAGCCCCTACAGGTACAATTTGAGCATGACGTTCACTACTAGGTTCCGCACCAATCTTTGCAGGTCCGCTC